TTTAAGAAATTCTATATTAACTTTATTAGTCATATTCATTTCTTGAGTAGACTGTAATTTTTCTACTGTCTTATAAAGGTCTTCTAATAAAAAATGTTGCTCTTGGTCAGTAGGTACTTGCTCAGATTTTTTAAGTAAATCGTTTTCAAATAATTCTCTAGAGGTTTCTAAAGATGTTAGCCTACCTGTAAGTTCAGTGTATGCAATTACACCTGCTACAACGCCAAAAATTATCATAGCCATGTTACGAATTGGCATACTTACAGACGTATTTTCACTAATTTTCATTATTTCCTTTTCATTAAGTCAACACCTTTAAGACCATAAATTGAGCCAACTACTCCTATGAATAATCCCTGATACCAAAAAGGCATATTAGAAAAATACTCAAAGAAAATATCTAGTTTAGCACGTATGTTAGGGTCGTCAGAGAAAACAGAGTAAGCCAATAGAATAATAGGAATGGATATAAGAACCAAGACGAATTCATCTTTCCAACCATTATCATTACTAGCGATAACAGCTTTCTTATATTCGACTTCACCTTTGACCATCCTTTCTACATGGTTTCTCTCTGCTACTGCTTCGAGTTGCTTTGTTTCTTTTTTTGTTTGATAAATGTTTACTGCTGTTTTAGCACCAAACGTTAATAATTTTAATATTGGTAATCCCATTATATATTCTCCACTTTAATTGCACGGCATTCAAATTTAATAACTATTTTGTTTTCGTTAATATACTCTTTGTCCCATTCTAAATTTTCTTCTAATTGTTTAAATGTAGTTTGAGCAACTGCATATCCATTCATGACGCAATCATAATGATTATTAAATTGATAACCTGCGTATGTATGAGAAGGACATTGTCCAGTATTCATGCTGCACATATACAGCACTAATAAAAATTTCATTTAAATTGAAAGAAACCTATAACTCCAACAATTAATGTTCCAATAGCTAAGATAACTTTGAGTCCACCCTTGCCCATATAAACATCTTGTCTTAGAGATTTAATTTCTTTTTTCATTTCTTCTATGCTTTTAAGAATGCTTTCCATTCGTTCAGCACAAAGTTTCTCATGGCTTGAAAGTCTAACACCAGTAGCGACTTCGCTATACTCTTTTGGTGTTATCTTTTTTCTAGGCATTATTCAACTAAATCCCAAGAAGTAGTTTCTTCATTCCAAGTATACTTTTGACCATCTGTAGGATAAGCAACTGGTGCTTTCCACATACAAGTAGTTTCGTTTAATATCCATGATGGATAAGGTTGAGGTGCATAAAAAGCATCTTTATCTACATCATAAGTATAACCAATACCTGCATAATTTTTTCTTAATGCTTTTGTCTGGTCTTCACTTGGTGTTTCTCCATTAGAATTTGGTTCATAATGTATTCCACCTTGAGTATTGTATGAAGTTTGTATCCATCTTCCTGGTTCTGTTTCTACTAAATTATCTATAAATTCTTGTTCAGCTACTATTACTTGTGTAACTATACCATCTAATACTTTTGCAAAATGTGCCATATATTTCTCCTAAACTTGATACCTTAATATTATTACTCCAGAACCGCCAGAGCCTCCTTGATTACTGTCACCAGAACCACCTGCTCCACCTCCGCCACCACCGAAGTTTGTTGAACCTGCTCCACCATTACTACCAGAACCAAAGCCACCTGCTCCGCCTCCACCAGAACCGCCACCTGTTCTTGCGATACCGAAATCTGATGAAAAACCACAACCACCGCCACCACCTCTAGTGACTGCTGAACCTGTTATTGAATTTGAAAGACCATTACCACCATTTCCATTAGCTGAACTAGTTCCATTAGTACCTGCACTGGCAACACCACCACCGCCTCCCATTGTGTAAGGATTACCGCCGACACCATTTCCACCATCAAAGCCTTGACCAGAAATACCAGAACCACCATTACTATTATAAGCACCACCTCCGCCACAACCACCAGAGCCACCATTTCCTCCATTGGTTTCTCCTTTTCCTGCACCGCCACCTGCTGAAGTAGTTTGAGCTGAACCGCCACTATCGAATACTGAGTTATTTCCATTAGCACCTTGACCACCTCCTGCACCAACAGTCATAGTTTTGTTTCCAGTTGATAAACTTACTACACTTTCTGCTGATGAGTTTCTTCCAGAAGTTGCTCCACTTACAGAAGTTCTATAACCTCCTGCACCACCGCCACCGCCATAGTCATAACCTCCACCACCGCCACCTGCGATTACTAGATATTCAACAGAAAGACTAGCAATAGTGTTTGTAAATGTGCCAGAGGAATTAAATGTATGTATTCTGTATCCTCCAGAAGTTGAAAGTGTTCCACCAGAAGGTAAAGCAACAATAGTTTTAGTTATTGCATTTGAAGTAGTACCTCTATCTGCAACTGTTATTGAAATTGTATCTCCTGCTGATTGATTGTATACAGCACTTGGTACTGCAACAGTTAATGAGTTATTAGAAACAGTTTGATTTGATAATGTAGAAAGTGTTGTTGCACCTTCTTTAAATATAACATCAACAGTACCATCTGTTGGACTAGCTGAGATAACTAAATTAGATGTTATACTATTAAAAATATCACCAGAAATTGAAATTGTAGCAGGAATAGGTGCATTAATTGTAATTGTAAATTGTCTATCAGTAGTCGCTGAACCAGAAGTTGTTGTTGCTCTAATTGTAAATGTAGAAGTTGTGTTTGAACCAACTTGAGTAGCTGTACCTGTAATTGCACCTGTTGAAGTGTTTAAAGATAAGCCAGAAGGTAAACTTCCACTTTGTATAGCATAACTTAAAGTTCCAGTTGTAACTGTAGCTGTAGCTGCACTTAAGCTATAACTTGCTCTGTCATCATCAACAATCGTTCCAAGAGTACCAGACGAAGTAGCAAAAGTAATTATAGGTCTACTAACTGTAATTGTATATTGTCTTGTAGCAGTTTCAGAACCATCTGTTGCTGTAACTGTAAAAGTTGATGTCGTGTCTGAAGCTACTGGATTAGCTGTACCAGAAAAAGTACCATTAGAATTTAATGTAACTCCACTTGGTAAAGAACCACTTGTAACTGAAACTGTTGGTGTGCTTTCTTCATCTGAAAATGAAATTGCAGTTAAATTTGATGTTGCTCTACCATTATCTGCTAAAGTTCCAAGAGAACCTGAAGCTGTTGCAAATACTGGTGTATCATTAATTGCTAATGCGTCTGCTAGTGTTCCTGCTAAACTAGAATTATTTATAATTTTAATATCATAAGGTTCATTAGTTTGAGTTAAATTTGTCGGTGTTGTAATAGTTACTTGTGTCGAACTATTCCTAGTTGTTGAAGCAGGTGTATATTCTGTATCATCATTACCTATGATAACTGCTGTTACTGTAGTTGAAAAACCAGAACCAGTAACTACTATAGATTGACTAGAGCCTAATACACTTTGACCTAAACTTGTTGGAGAGATTGACGATACTACTGGTGGAGCATCTATTGATTTAAAAGCTGTGCCATCATAATATTCTGCTAATCCAGTTGTAGTATTAAATCTAATTTGACCCTGTGTACTACCTCTTTGTGCTGTAGTACCTAAAGCAATTTTAGTACCTTCAGTACCAGTATCAACTATATCGTTAAAATTTACTTCTTTTATATTTTTATATTTGGTCATAATTATTTATCCTTTAATATCCACCCTTGTGTTACATTGTAGTAAACTAAAGCAAGACCTGCTCTTTCTACTTCAACATCTAAATCGTCAGCTACACCTTGAATTTTATGTGAGTTTCTTGCTATTGTTAATTTGTTAGTATCAAATGTTCCTGATACATCTAAAAATCTAATTTCATCTCCTGCACTTGCTGAAGATGGTAAAGTTGCTGTAACTGTATTTGAAGAAGTATCTACAAAATAATTTTTTCTAGCTTCTCCTGTAAAGTTTGAAGTTTTACTTTCCCATACTGCACCTAATGCTGAAGCAGGTAATCTAGCTTCTGCGATTGTTCCTGTTAGATTAGCACTTGGTATTCCACCAGTTCCAGTAATATTACTCCCATTTAAATCTAAATTTCCACCTAATTGAGGTGTACTATCTTGTGCTAAATCTGTAATACCACCAGAGGTAATTGTTACCCAAGCTGAACCATTGTAAAATTTTAAAACATTTCCAGTCGTATTATACGCTAGGTCTCCTGCATCTAAAGAAGATGTTGGGTCACTAGAACTAACTCTATACTGTGATGCAAAACTGTTTACTCCTGCAATATTTGAAGCTACCGTATTTACGTTTGCAATAGAGCCACCAACATTGTTTACGTTAGTAATTGCTCCACCAACATTATTAATATTAGTTATTGCTCCTGCAACTGCTGTAATATTTGAGTTAGCACCTGCTACTGTAGTTACGTTAGCCGCAATGTTTTCTACTGCCGCTACGTCACTTGATATGTTTGCCACTGCTGTTACATCACTAGAAATTCCTGCAACTGTCGTTACGTTACTTGCTACACCTGCAACTGTAGTTATGTTTGCTGAAATAGGTGCTAGTGTTGCGACATTAGCCGATACTCCTGCAACACTTGTAACATTACTAGAAATTCCTGCTACTGTTGTAACATCACTTTTAATATTTTCTACTGCTGCAACATCACTAGCAATGTTAGCTACTGCTGTAACGTCACCTGAAATTCCTGCAACTGTTGTTACATTTGTATTTATTCCTGCTACTGTATTAATGTTTGAAGCGTTAGATACTGCTGAGTTAATGTTTGTAGCGTTATTTACTGCTGAATTAATGTTACTAGAATTATTTGCTACAGACGTTACGTTGCTAGAAATACCTGCTACTGTTGTTACGTTTGCAGAAATTCCTGCTACTGTTGTAACGTTAGCACTAATTCCACCAACAAGATTAACGTTAGCTATGTTAGTTGCCACTGTATCTATTTCAGAGGTAGTTTCATTTAAATCATCAGCTACAGTCTCAACTTCTGATACGGCTTCAGCTAAATCATTAGCTACTGCAATTACTTTAGTTATGTCTGTGGCTACTGTGTTTACTGAACCAATGTTAGTTGCAACAGTATTAATGTTTGTAGCGTTACTAACTGCTGAATTAATATTTGAAGCATTACTATTTACTGCATTAATGTTTGAAATATTAGAATTTACTGAAGTTAAAGCTGTTTTGTTTGCTGAAGATAACCAAGTGTTTTCTAAATAATTTTTTGTTGCAACATCTTGTGCAGACGTTGGGTCAGAAATATTTGTTAATCTTTTACTAGTTCCATCCCATTGAAAATTTGTATTTGATAGTTTAATTACATCGTTAGCGTCATCAATAGCTTCTTGTCCCATAAAGAAAGCTTGGTTTGAGTCAGTATCTAAATCATTTTCTGTTAGGACTGAGCCTGCCGCATAATCAACTAATCTTGAAGTTTGACTTGTAGTTCTTCGTATCTCAATAGCACTTGCCGAAGCCGGTGCCGTGTTAAAAGTAATCTGAGTTCCAGAAGCGTTGTAAGTGAAAGCAGTTGTAGCTACACCATTAATTGTTACAGTAATGTCAGCCTGGTCACGATATGTAAAATTTACTGCATATTGTGTGGTTGAACCATTTCCTGTGTATCTTACAAATGAATTAGCCATTTATACACTCCTTTTCTTCTTCTAATATGGGTACTTATTGTTATTGTTGACGGTCTTTAGGAAGTTCACTAGTTATTGCTCTCAAAAATTGTTGCAATCCTACTAAGTTATAGAACGGCAATAGTCCTATAGCTTTATTTCCGTCTGATTGAGAGAATGTTCTTTCTGGATTAAACGTAGATTGTGATACAGCTTTCATAGTTGGTATCAACTTTTGAAATATTAAAGAGTAAGTTGGGTTACCAGTTATAATGTTTGTATCAAGTCCACTAGTTCTATATCCAAAGATAGGGTTATCAGTATAAGCAGAGCCTATAATGTTAGCACCTATTGGTAACAAGGAAGCAAACGCAGCTCTTTGAAAACCTGCTTTAGCTATTGTTGCCGGATTTAATCTATTTTCATAAAATTCTTTTTGGTTTGGATGTACTAAACCTGCTAGAGAAGTTTGTGCTGAAAACATTAAAGAACCCCATAACATTGAGTTCATAAATTGGTCAAACACAATAGCGTCTCTCATCTTTAAACCATACAAAAATTGTTTAGCCCAAGATGTAAACATAAAACTTCTAAACTGATATGCTATTTGACCTAAGTGTCCATCTGCATTCATTCCATATTCTTTTAAATATCCAAAGTATGCTTTTTCACCTACGTCAGCTTGTTGTACTGTTCTATGTGCAAGTCTTCGCATAGCCATAATGTAAGTAGCCCTAGTTTCATTAGACCATTTATCAAAATTTGTTTTAGTTATTTTAGTTCCAAGTTCACCTTTAGTCCAACTTGTATGTGCTTTAAATTCGTTTTGTATTTTTTTCATCATAGATGGACTTATGCCTAAATCATCTAATCTGTTTTGCATTTGTGCGTCAGTCATTCTATTTTTACCAAATCTTAATTTAGCAAAAGGATGTTTACCTTTACCTACAGCCCATCTTCCAAAAATTTGTGTAAATTCAGAAACAGTTACTATCTGCATAGCAGAGGTACTCATAAACTGTCCAGAGTATGTGTTAGTAAATCTGTTCATTTGGTCTAATTTATTTTCTACTGTAGTAATAGCGTCATCCGACATATTACTTCCAAAGTCATCTAATCTGTTTGTAACTTGTTGAATAATAGAATGGTTACCAACTCCACCCATTGTGTAATCTATTTCTCTAATAAAATCATCTACACGTTCACCGTTTTCTAAACGTTTCATCATACGTCTTAATTCAGGAACATTTTGTAATGTAGCATTCCAACCAATTAAACCAGTGACGTTACCCATCTCTGACATATTGGCAAAACCTACTTGGTTCATCACCCTTGAATAATTTAATTTACGAATAAATCTTCCTATTGTAGGTGCTAGTCCAGTTGGGTTTTCTGCAAGTGGTCTTCCTTTAATAAAACTATAAGCCATATCCATAGCTTGAATTTCATTATCCATTTGCCATTTTGCTCTTTTAGTAGCGTTAATTTTTACTGGGTCATAACTGTCAACAATTTCTTGTCTAATTCTTTGAAAGTCACCTCTAGATTTTATTCCTTTATAAGCTAAAGCCATATCACCCATAGCACTATGTGTGTAATTCATAAAAATTGCTTCAGCATTATTTTCTAATAAATCAGAAAAATTTGTTCTGCCGTCTGTATGTCCTTCATTAAATCTAATTCTTCTTTGTAAATAAGATGAACCAGAAACACCTTCTCCTGGTTTAACTTTAAACATTCTATTAATTAAAGCGTCAATTTCTTCATCAACCATATTAGTATGCTCTTGCATCATTCTTCTAAATGTTTCACGTTTTTGCATACTAGTAACAATAAAATCTAAATTAACTCCACCTTTAGAAAAGTTTGACCTTTGAACTACAGTTATTAAATTTTCTGCAATAGTCATTTTTTGAGCTGCTGTTAAAGGTCTTTGTTTTACACCTTTAAGCATAGTATCTTCCATAGCATTAACTAAAAATACTTTTAAATATTGTGAACCTTTAGTAGGGTCATTTAATATTTTTTGATATTTTTG